ATTGACCGAATCAACGTTCTTCTTGGCATTCTTGGCCTTGCCGGACGCCTTATCGTCGGCATCGAGCTTCGCCTTGTTGTTGTCGGCGGTCTTCTTGATGCTTTCGATGGATGCTTTGATGCTGTCTGAACTCAGACCCCAACGGTCTGCCAAGGCGTTAGCGGCCTGTTCGCTCATACCCGAGGCTTCGGCCTGCCGGATGATCGCGTCACGAGCGTCCTGCAGCACGCCGTTCGCACGTTCGATCTCACCGCCACTAAAACCGGTGCTCTCGCCCTGCTTGAGAATCTTCTCCGCAGCGTTCTGGGCACTACTGGCAATGTCCTCCAAAGCCTGCTTGGTCTTCGTGCCCTTCTCGGAAAAACGGTCAAGCAGATTGCCGTTCTGGTCGAACACCACGCCATTATCTTTGCAGGTGTCGGACAGTTCGCCGATCTTCTGGTTCAGCTGGTCGACCGCCTGATCTGCAGTCAGGTTGCCGGACTCCAACCCAAACAGCGCATTAACAAGATCATCGATTTGGCTTGACGCATCCGAAGCGGAAGAGCCAAGCTCTTTGTTCGCGCTGGCCGCTTCCTTCGCTGCCGACGCAGACTTTCCGTCGGCGTCCACGGCGTTCTTGGCTGCTGCGGTCTTCTGCTTGGTCTGCTCCTTGGCTTCCTGATATGCCTTGGCCTCGTCCTTGATGCTGTCGCGCATCTTCTGGGCCACGGCCATCTGCGAATGGCCCTGCTTGCCGTATTCCTTCAACGCGGCGTTGACCTTATCGGTCGCTGCCTTGTTGCCCATGGCGGCGCTGGTCATGTCGGTCAGGCTGACTTTCGCCTCGCCCATCCAGTGCGTCATGTCCGCACCGGCGAAATTCATCTTCTGATACGAGGCTGCGATTGTTTCGCTGATGTTGCTGCCGGATTCCAGAGCCGACTGCAATTGCTCCGTAGCTTCCTTGGCCTTCTGCTGGCGGCTAATGAAGGCGCTCAGTGCGGCCCCGGCCACTGTCAGGGCGATGCCCCACGGGCCGCCAAGCAGGCTCATGACACTGCTGCCGACCGCCTTGAAACCAGCCGTCTTCAACTCGGCCTTGCCGGCGGAGGTTCCGAAAGCATTAATCTGTTCGGAAGCGCTCATCGAGGACGCCTTGAACATCTGGAATGCGGTCTGCGCGGATCCGAGCGCCGCCTTGACGCGCTGAATCGGATCGATGGCCAGACCGATGTTGTTGGCCATCGTGCTGGTGCTGCCGTTGAGATTGCCTGCGGCCTTATGCACCGCGCCGAACACGCCGGCCAATGATGCCATGACCACGAGGGTCTGCTGCACTCCGGACGGCAAACCGGCGAACGCGTCAACCAGCGTATCCAAGCCCTGCACCATCTTGCGCAAAGGCCCCTGAGCGCCCTCACCGACGGAAATCATCAAGGACTCCATGGAACCGCCCAGATTCTCCAGATCACCCTTGAGATTGTTGTTCTTCGCAGCAGCTTGCTCGGCGGCGTAGCCGCTTTCGGATACGGCCTTCGTCCACTTGTTGACACCGGACTCGCCGGCTTCGTAAAGATAGTTGGCGGCCTTGATGGCGTAGCTGCCGAAGATGGTCGCGTTAGCCTGATTGCGTTGCTCGTCGGTCAGGCCTTTTTCGGCCTTCTGCAATTGGCCGGCGAAATTCGCCATGCCGATGAAATGGCCTTGAGCGTCATATGCGCTGATACCCAATTCCTTCATCGTATTGGCGGCTTCGGCGGACGGCGCGGCCAGCTTCATCAGCATGCTGTTCAACTGGGTGCCCGCTTCAGCGCCGATGGTGCCGTTCTGTGCGAACAACGCCAGAACGCCGGTGGTCTCCTGCACGTTCATGCCGAAACTGTTCGCCTGCGCGCCGCAATTGTTCAACGCCTCGCCGAAATCGGAGACATTGCCGACGGCCTTGCCGGCGCCAGCGGCGAGCGTATCGGCCACCTGCGAGGCCTGAGACCCTTTCAGATGGAACATGCTCAACGCGTTGGCCATGTATTCGGCGGCATCACCAACGGCCATTCCATCGGACGCGGCCAGATTCAAAGCGCCAGACAATCCGCCAGTGAGAATATCCGTGACGCTCATGCCGGCCTTGCCGAGATCATTGATCGCGTCGGCTGAATCCGTAGCGGAATAAACCGTGGAAGCTCCGGCTTCGATGGCAGCGGCACGCAGCTGGTCCAATTGTGCGCTGGTCGCGCCGGTGTTCGCCTGGACGGTGCTCATCTGCCGGTCGAAGTCTGCGGCCATCTTCACCGCAGCCACGCCGAAAGCGGCCACGGCCAGTCCGGCAGTGGTCATACCACTGGCGATAAGCGCGGACTTGCGACCGGTGTTCTCCATACCGGACGCGACCGTCTTCGCAGTGCTTCCGGCACGGGTCATCGCCGCCTCATACGAGGCCGTGTCCGCCATCAACCGGATGACGATGTTCTTGTTCTCCGCCAAAGCATCCTCCAAAATGTCAGGTCAAATGCGCCACCAAAGCGTTCGCCGCCGGATTGTCCCTGCCATTCGCGTCAATCCACCCTTTCATAGCCTGCTGCATGTGCGCCGTGGCCCAGCAGACGCTGGTTTCGGCGTGCATGGTCAGCTCGGCCTTCGGGTCTTGGCAGATCGAGCGAGGCAAACCGCACATCGGGCACAATGACCGTTCGTATTCCGCCAACGAGCGCATCCAATTACGCTCCGTCTCATCCCATTCGACCTCATCGCCCCTGCTCGGCCGCCAGCCCATGAAACGTTTGTAGCTAATACCGAGCTGGCGGCAGATCTTAAGATCCTCGACTAGTTGCGGAGAACCTGCGAGGCGAGGTCGAATGCCGCTTTTGGGTCCGCTGCGGTGCCGTTCAGCTCCGCGATGGCCTGCCAGATCGGCGTGAACTGGCCATCGGTGAGTTCGTCGAACAGATTGCGCCACGCCTGTTCGGTCTTGTCCTCGTCGGCCAACGGCTTGCCGCCGATGGTCGCGGAGTCAAGCATGAGAGGCAATGCCGCGGCAGCGGTGCCGAACATGTCGTTCGTGCCGTTCTCATTGCGGTGCGCGGCCAGTGCCTGCGCCCACTTGCTGACCGGCAACGCCCGCAACGTGAGCTTCAATGTCTCCGCATCCGCCTGTTCGCGGAGCTGTTCGATGCGTTTGGCGGTGGCCTTAGCCTGCCGGTTCGCCCCAGCCTCCGTGACCTGTTCGCGCGTGGCCTCCTCGGCCAGCGCATCACCCAATCTGGCGATGTCCTCGGCGATCTGCTGGTTGAGGATAATATCGACCTCACGCGTGCGCCTGGTGACTTTAAGCATATGTGTTCCTTCGCTCTAATATTCATGTTCCTTTGCCGGAAAAGAGAAAAAGAGTGTCCCGCACCGGCGAAAGGAACGAAAGTCCAGTGCGGGAAGAATCAATCAGGCAACCCTCACGTTCTCCGCCCAGCCGGGAGCCCGGACGGAGAAATTGACCTTGCTGCGCAGGACGCTGTTCGCGGTGATCGCCACCTTGGCGCTCATGCCGATGCGGACCGCGTAGACGTTCACCACGTCTCCGGCTGTGAAGGTGTTGTCGGTCGGCTTGCCGTAGCGGCGCACGAAGTAGCCTTCCGCCCCCTCGGTCAACGTCTCCATCGCCACGTTCTGCGTGGAATGCGAAGTGTTCGTATTGTCGATGACCTCGATGCTCGGACCACTGATCTTCTTGCGTCCTGGATTCTCGTAATCCTGCGCGCTGTTCTCTCGCTGGTCGGAGATGGAATTCTGCGACGGCGAACACGACCAGCCGCCCAGGGTGACGTAGTTGCTCAGGTCGGTGCCGGCGCTGATCTCCGCAGCGGTCGGCTTCTGGATGTTTCTGATGGTCGGCACCCAGATCGTGTTGACCAGACCATCCGCCGGTGTGGAAGGAACTTCAGTCCCAAGAGTCAAAACCATGACTCCTCCTTAGATATTTGGGGTCACATGCGTGACCAGTTGAATTTGAAAGTCAATAGGCGCACCTGATAGAGCAGGCTCGTGTCCTCTGCGGTGAGTCCTGCGGCATAGGCTCCGCTATCGGAGGAAAGGGTCAGGCAGCCGGTGTCGAAGCCCTGCGCGACGAACCGTTTTCCAGCCAAGGCTGGAATCATGAGGTCATCGGCCATCACGTTGACGGAATCGGTGGTGGTGCTCACAATGCGCACCAGCAGAGTGCCGATGCCGCAATGCACATGTTGCGTCTCGCCGACGATGTGGCCGTTCGTGGTGATCGTCTCGATCACCCACGGCGGCTTCTCCGTCGGTCTTGGCGTGGTCTGTTTGAAGACCTTCCACCCATCCGCAGGTTTTGGCACATGGTCGAGGATCGTGTTCGACAGGGTCATTATCGACTGCACTAGAATCCCTCCACTGCGGCACGCGCCACGTATTCCGCAAGCTTCGGAAGCTCTTCCTCGCCATGCTCGTAGAACCGGTGCGTTCCACCACCCCTCGCGGTGCCGAAGAACGCGATGTTCGCGAGCGAACCCGCTCCGCCCTTGGTGGGGCCTATCTCGGCGGTGATGCGTCCGGGCGTCTCGCTCACCGTGTAGGTGATCGGAATGCTGCGGAACGCCTTGTTGCCTGAGCCTTTCAGGTCGTCGCGAATCGAGTTCTTGACGTTCTGCGCGCCCTTCTTCACCGAAGCGGAGATCAAGGCGCGGCGAGCCACGCCCTTGGCGAGCAGCACGTCACCGAAGGCCGTCAATTGTGAAGCGTCGAACAGTCCGCTCATGCGTCCTCCTTCACGTTCCAACGGCAGGCTGTGGCGTGCGTCTTCTCGCTTTGAGGTGAGACGAGCCTGAGCCGCCTGCCGGCGAGCAGCGGATTGGCGGATTCCGTGACTTCCACCACGTCACCGGTGCGAAGGCCTGGAGTGCCATATGGAAAATGCACGTACAAAGACCAGACCAACGAGACGGCGCCCATGGCTTGGGCCGCGTTGCCTTCGGTCTGCTCGCTGGCGAGGCCGCCGCTGGTCTGCACCTTGCAGCTGCCTTCGTACACCTGTTCCTTGCCGGTGTTCGGCAGTCCCGTGTCCGGATCCGTTGTGGTGGCTCCGGGGCGGGTGACGACGCACTGGTCGGTCATGAGGCTTTCGGCCATCTGGCGTAGTTTCGGAAGGGCTCCGATGAGAGGTGCCATGCTTGGCATGTCAACCTCCTCAGTAGTCGTAGGGGTAGTGCGGCAGCGGGATGGCCACGGGTTCCGGAGCGATGACCGCCGTAGCGAGATCGCTGCTGACACGTTTCAGCAGCATGTCCCATTCCTCGTCGAGGATGGAGATCTCGCCGCGACTGCGCGAGCTGTCGATGCTGGTCTGCATGTTACCGTCGTCGATCTGCAGCATGGTGCTGCTCACGCCCTCAGGGTTGAGCGCCTTGCGTGCTACGGCGGCGGATTCCACCTCGATGACGGTCTCCTGATATCTCTCGTCCCTGCACCATTCGTCCAGCACTGGGATGCGGTTGCGGATCATCATTTCGGCGCGGCGGAGCCATTTCCCGATCTGCCTGCCTTCGGTGCTGTCGAAGGCGATGTCGCGGCCGAGTTCGACCGCGACATCGTCGATTTGCGCCCATGTCATGGGATCACTCCGCGATGATACCGGCGTTGCGCAGGCTGGTCAGCAAAGCGTTGATGGTGGTCATCTCCTGACCTGTGGTGGCGTCCCTCACCGCAGCAGCCTGCTTGGCGGGCATGCCGGACAGCACCGTGTCGAGCGACTTAGCTGCGCCGCCCGGCTGCGGCACATACACCGCGCTTGCCGGGATCATGTTCTCGTGACGTCCGTTCGTGGTCTCCTTCATCATTCACCATCCTTCGCACTGGTCTTCTTCTTCGGCTTCTCGGCGTCGGCGACCTTGCTCGGTTCGTCGGCCTGCACCTCGGCCACTGTGTAGCCGTGACGCTGGAAATAGTCGGACGGATCCACGTCGGTCTCACCGACGCCACCGACGAAGGTCACGCCGGCGGTGACGCCGTTGTACTCATTATTCGGAGCTTCGATTCGCCACATCATGATCACCTGACCTTGATCTTACGGAGCACGCCAGCGGCCTTGGTGGCCTTCAATGCGACGCCGACCGGACCAAGTTCGACCTCGCCGCGATGCACTGCGCCCGGCTGGGTGAAGTCAGGCAGCCAGGTCTTCACGAGGGTGCCGTCGGTGGTGGTGATGCCGCAGAAGCCGTCCAGGCCGACGCGGTACGCGTACAGGCTGGTGGTGCCGTCTGAGGCGATGGGGATGATCGGATCGTTGCTGCCGGCCTTCTCTCCGGCATCGGCGAAGAGGATGCCGCCATAGGATTCGCGGCTGATCGGACGGCCGTTCGCGTTGACGAGACCATCGATCGGCTCGCGCACGTACATGCTGGTGCGGCGCACCATGGCACGGACGCGGGCAAGAGCCTTCTTGTTGCCGACCACGATGGTCGGCGTGCCGTCAAGCAGGTCGAGGAACTCGTCGAGCGTGTCGATGGCCTTGTTGCCCTTCTCTCCTTCGAGGTCGGTCCAGTCGTAGGTGTCGGAGGTGGGCTTCATCTCGGTGCTTGAGTCAGTGAGCGCCTTGTCCAGGCCGTCGAAGGCCTTATCGTTCACACCGGTATCGCCGTTGATGACGGTATCCTGGAACAGGGTTATCGCGGCCTTCACCTTGTCGTTGATGTTGCGGGTCACCTCGTCGGATCCCTTCGGACCGATGTTCGCGAGGATGCGGTCGATCTCGAAAGCGCCGCCGAGCACGGCGAGCGTGGTGCTGTACTTCTTGGTCGTGGTAGTGCTCGGCAAGTATTCCGTGTTGATGGCGCGGAATTCGGCGGTGGGCTGGGTCTCCTGCCGACGGTAGGAGTAGTCGAGCGTCGCGCCACCTCCTGCGGGGTTCACGGCATCATCGAAGATGAGGGAATCAAGGATGACGCTGGACTTTCGAAATTCGTCGATGACGAAAGGGTCGTAATCTTCGAGGGCGTTGTTCTTCGCCCCTGCGAGAGTGACAGCCATAAGGTTGTCTCCTTCCTAAGGAATCGGTTACTTGTAATATGCGGAAATGGCTTCGGAGAGACTGTGCGGCTTCGGGTCGCCGCCCTTGCCCTGACTCGGGTCGGGCTTGACGTTCGGCTTGTTCTGCACGCTGACGAGCTTCAGCAGGCTGTCCGCATCGGCTTCCAGCTCCTCGCGAGTGGATCCCTGCAGACGTTCCGCCAAGACCTTCGGCAATTGCTTGTCGACGGCGACTTCGTATCGCAGTGCCTTCGCGGCATTGCCGGTGTTGGACTTCTCCAGGCTGGCGATCCTCTCGCTGGCCTTTCCGCGTCGGTCTTGTCGCGATCCTCGAACTCTTTGATTCTGGCGTTCGCGGCGGCGAGCTGTTCGCGCAGCGACTTGTTGGCCCGGCGCTCGTTCTTGAGCGCGGTCATGCCGTGTTCGCCGAGCTTCTCGTCGCCTTCGCCTCCGGTATTCGCCTGTGGGTCGGATTGCGGCGGCTCAGGCTGCGGCGGCTCTCCGCCGCCCGGTTCGGCACCGGTCTCGATGGTGCGGATGCGGATGAGATTCCACCATTTCCTATGCATTGTGTTTTCTCCTTGTGGTTTCCTTGGCCGTCACATCGCGTGCCGGCGCCGACACCATCGCGATGCCGGTGAAAAATTCGATTTCGGCTAGAGGATCCAGCCGTACTTGTAGAGCATGCCCAAGGCCTTCTCATGATCATCGCCGCAGCGTGCGTAAATGGTCTCGGGCATGAGACGCGGCCTGTCGACCTTTGTGTACCGGCCGCCGTTCTTGATGAATTCCTTGGCGTATCCGGAGTCGATCATGCGTGATGCGGCGAGTCCGTGGCGCGTGGTGCCCTCGGTCGTGTACTTGATGTTCCGCCCGTCGATCTGGGCGGTGCGGATGCCGCGTTGGGCGTTAACCAGCTGGTTGAGGTCGGCTCCGTCCGTGTAGGCTCGGGCATTGGCCCTTCCGCCAAGGACTTTGGCGAGCTGGCCTTCGTCCAGTGAATCAAGGTATTCGCTCGGACTGGTGCATGCGTTTGCCGGTGCTTTCGGACCGGTGTAGACGGCGATGCAGTCGCAGTGCGGATGCCTTTCGAAAGGCATCTTGCCGCATGGCTGTCCGGCGAGGATGACGCATCTTCCGCAGCTCGGCGATGTCAGGCCGCGCACATAGGTGGATTGGTAGCAGATGCCGCGAGCGGTCATGCTTGTGGACGACCGGTGAGTGTCCGCCAGCATGGTGCGCGTCCTGAGCACTAAGGTCACGCCTATGCGGTCCATGGCCACGTCCACCGGAGCGCCGTTGGACACGGCCCGCTTGCCGATGGTAATCGCCGTCCACATCGTGTCCACGGTATCCATGCCGTTGCCGTTCACGCCGACCCACTGCCATGGGTCCGGCTTGTATTCCGGGTGTGCTGCGTTCACGTCGAAGCGTTCCATGATTTTCGGCGTCGATGCGATCGCGTCGGCGGCGGTGTGGTATTGCGCCGTGTCCAATACTCGGAAAAGTTCAGGCATCATGTCCGCGAAGGCGGCGTCGAAGTCTGGTTGCGCGTGCTTATGCCACAGTCTGAGCACCGTCGCGGCCAGCCGGTTGCTTCGGCTGCGCAGCAGACGGTTCTGCGCCGTCGCCTCCTGCGGAAGCGTCTGCCCAGCCATCGTCGCCGCCATAGTCCACGTCCTTCATGAATTGGCCATAGGATTCGCTGATCTGCTTGGCGAAGTACTCGCGCTCCTTGTCCTTGCGGGCCTCGCTCCAGCCAAGCTCGTCCCATGCCCCCTCGCGGGAAAGGATGCCGGACGCCATGAGCTTCGTGATCGCATCAGCACGCTGAGCGTAGGTAGGCGTGTTCGGATCCTCCCAGTCGCAGCGCACCAGGTTCGCGTTAATGTCGTCGCTGGTGGCGAGCTTGTGCGCCACGGCCATGACCTGCGACCACGCATCGCCGTCAACGGCGTTCTTCAGCTCGACGTTCTTCACCAGTCTCAGCTCGTCGGCGCGGATGGCTCCCTCGGCTGCTGGATTGGCGGTGTTCATTCCGAAATAACGCATCGGAAGACCGGTGATGGCGCTCATCTGCTCGCTCATCAGGTCGATGACCGTCTTGAAGTTCGACAGGTCAGATGCCGTGAACTGGCCGAATTTCGCGTTCGCGTTCTTGGAGGTGAGCATCGAGTTGAAATAGGTCTTTATCGCCGATGCCGGCTGTCCGGTCTTCGCGTCGATAAAGTCGTTGTTCGTGACGCCGATCGCCCATTTGCCTGGCACCGCGTGAGTTTCCATGGCGATCTGCAAGTCGAGGATGGCGCGTGCGGCCATGTCTGTCGGCCGCACCACGTCGGCCATCTCGCTCTCGCCAAGGAAGTCGCCGGCGCGCGGACGGTTGAGGAACTGCACAACAGGGACGACGCCGAGGTGGTGGTCGTCGCGGCCGGTCATGACCCACTTGCCGTGCTGTTTCTCCAGCCAGAGCGTGTATTCGGGCGTGTACAACGTCGCGTAATCCGGCGTCCCGTTCTCCCAAGGGTCGAAATAGACGCGGAGCGCTGATTCGACGATTCTCGTACGCGGGTCGATGCGTGCGATCATGTTCCTGGATGATTCGACGGTGATCAGTGGATGCCGTCCGTCCTTCGGGTTAGCGCCTACGCATACGAAGCCATGGCCCTGCACGCGTGTCTCCGTGTGCAAAAGCACCTGCTGCGATTCCATGTTGTTGTATTCCCAAAGCTCGCGCAGCTCGTTTGACACCCTGTCGTCATCCGGCACGGAGAAGGATTTGACCTGCTGGCGCTGCACGACGCTATCGACCACGATGCGCGGCCAATTCAGCGGAAAAACGAACGAACGGAGTTCAGCCGGCACGGCGATGCCGATGCTCTGGATGACCTGCCGTCCGCGATAATAATCATCCCACTGCCTATGAGGCTTGCGCAGTCGTGCAAGCCGGTAGGTGAGGCTCCTGATGAGCTTCGCGTCATCGTCGGAAAGCCTCGATGCCTGTATCAGCTCCACAACAGCCTCCTTACCAGCCGTACACCATGACCGGTGAGCCGCCTGCGCTCCAGCCGAGCGCCCTCATGTCGGACGCCGCCTCGTGTGCGAGGATGTCGGCCATGGTTATATCGATCTTCTGATTCTCGCTCGGCTTGCCGAGCACGTACTTGTCGCCTGGCTTAGCGACCTTCCTTGCCGCCATCATGTGCAGTCTGGCCATGCGATCATTGGAATGCGTCGTGGAATGGTCGGCGGTATCCTCCATGAAACGCGTGAGCGCGTCGAACATGCGCCCTATTCGGTTGGTCGGCCAAGGCACCACGATGTCCTCGCCAAAGCGGCATGCCCACTCGTCCACCTGCGACTCCCACGGATGCGGATCGCAGTAGAAGCGCTGCACCTTGTACCTGTCGAACATTTCTGACACGCAGGCGTCGACCTCGCTTCGCGGTATGCGACCCTCCCACTCAACCGGATTCCAATACGCCGGACGATTTGACGGCCCGTACGTCGGCGTCCAACGCCAGCCATCCACGGTCTCCGCACGCAATGCCGTCCAGTCACCGGATTGCGAGCCATCGAAGCCAAGACAAATCTCCACCCCCGGCTCAGGTGGCTGATGGTCAACCATAGTGCCGTCGTACAACGGCTCAGGCATGTACGAGCCGAGGCCCTGCACAATCTCGCACCCGTAGAATCGGCGAGCCTGCGCCGGATCACGGGCCATCAGCTCTGAAGCCGTGGCCTCAACCTGATCCAACGGCACCCATGGGCTGCCGGAGTAGACGAATTCGAGAATCTTCCGCCTGTCCTTCGGATCCGCGAAATCCAATGAGGGGTCGTGCTTCGGAAAGAACTTCATAATGTCCGACGCCGTGCTCTCATACGTCATCTGGCCGAAGGAAGCGTCCATCGGATCCCATGGATTCGTCAGCTCAAGCATTCTTCCATCCATGGCCATTGCGCCACGCATAACCGTGTCACCGACCTCGAACATGCCGCTTCGGCGAGTCCAGATGCCGGATTCGTCGCCGAGGACGAAGTTCACCGGATTGCCCAGCTTGGAATGCGCCGAAGCCGTCACAGGGTCGATGCGGCCACCATTAGGCAACCGGATGAAACCTTCACGCACCTTCATCAGGTCGGACAGGTGACCATTACGCACCATAGACTGCAAAGGACGGTAGACGTTCGCCGTCTGCTCTTCGGAAGTGGCGAGCAGCTGAATCAAAGCGGTACGACGCGGCATGCCCATCGGCTCGCCAGCCGAATACTCGTACTCGAACCCACAGGAACAACCCCAGTCGGAGCAGCGGAACGTCTCGCCACCCTTAGCCCATCCACAGAACACGCAAGGCCCAACACCCTCAAAAGCAGCAACAGCCGCACCGAAAGGCGACTTACCTAGCTTCTGCCCGCCGACAATCTGACCACGACGCCACTTGAACGCCGCAGCCTGACGAGGCCGAGCCGGATCATACACCGCCTCAGGCTTCACCCGATAAAAATCGAGGGCGTTATCCAGCTGCCAGCCGACCAGTTCGAACGGCTTGCCAAGATCATAGCCATTAGGCACAACACAGTGCGCGGCAATCCAATCGGCAAAGAGGAATCCAAGGGACTTCGGAACGACCGGCGTTTGCTGCTCGCTCATTCCGCATCCTCTTTCTGATTTTCAAGCCACCGCTGCTTAGCGCTCTTGAACGGAATGATCTTGTCGGAAGATTCTGCCAAGCGTTTCGGCTTCGGCTCGTCGTCGACAATCGCCCAACCATTCAAACGAAGCCCTTGTGGCGTCAAGCCGATGGTATCGGCGTATCGCGCAAGCGCGGTACGGTCAGCGGCCTTCGCCTCCGAAGACTCGCACAGCACGAACTGGCGGACATAAAGCGCGATCGTCGTGAACATGTATCCATAACGCGGCATATGCCATGCGATTGCCTGCGGCAACCGCCACAGGTCACGCCACAATTCACGCTCACGCCGATTCCACGCCTCCGTGGCCTTCTCGTCGCGCTCCTTGTGGAAACCGTCGTCATCCTTCCAAGTGTCCCAAATCGTCCACTCGGACAGTGGAAAAGCCTTCGGACGGTAATGATAGCCACGAGACGAAAGCGGAATGATGTCGGCACCCAATCCACGCGCGTCAGATCGTGCGCTGGACGGATCCGGCATGGGACCGGAGCGTGTGCGTGCGCCGCCATGCGTCGCCATGTGACCTCCAATCCTCGAACCGGAAAAATTACGGTCTCGGCCAGTCCGTCAAATCTTGAACTATCCGCGAACTTGCGAGTCCCCTCACCGGCGGTCTTGCCTTGCCTATTAGGGGTCACCCCCTAGGGGTGTTGGCGGGTTGGTTGATTGTATTTTTTCCTGTTTTGGTGTGTGTTTGCTTAGCTTGTCCGCTTGTGTTTGGTTCGTTTGCGTCATGCTTGTGCTTGCGTTTGCGGTTTGCCTGTTGGCTGCGATTGCAGTTGCTGCTGTGGCTTGGCTTAGCGTCGCGTCCAGTGTTCGCTGCTTGCGGTTGCTTTGTGTTGTCCGTCTTGTCTGTTGCAGTGTCTGTGTTCCGGTCCTGTCCAGCTTTGTCTGTTGTCTGTGTGGCCGAGGTCCCATTGGTCTGTGGCTGTGACTGGTTGGCCGCATTTGGCGCAGGTGTGTGTGTCGCCTGTGGCTAGGCGTGCCTCCCATGCCCTGCGGAGGTGGCGGTGTGCCGCATCGTATCCTCTTGCCGTTGAGCTGCCGCGCCGCTGGTTGTATGCGTGTGCGTGGGCGTGGCAGAACCTTTGTCCTTGTGGTACAAGCTGTGGGCAGTTGTGCCAGGCGCAACGTCTCATACTCATGTGATCAATCCTCCACTATGATGCGCTCCATAGGTATGGGCACCTTGGACCGGAGCCGGAGGGCAATGCGATATTCAATCACCTCTCCATCCCGATATACCGCCTTGTGGTGCTTCGTACCGTTTTCGCCATTTGCGCGTCTTCTTTCGGTGTGTCGTTTTCATCCGACTTGCACAACTATAGATATTATGTTACTATAGTTATATCAGCCAATGAAAGGAGGTGAACATGAAATGGACGGACATCGTAAGCGCCATCAGCTCGGTGGTGAGCAACATCATCGCACTGGCGGCGCTGGTCATCTCGCTCAGAAGGCCGCCTAGGCACGGCAGATGACAAGAGGGTTCCGAGCACTCCTATTGCCCGGAACCCTCCGGTTCCATCCTATTTCATGACCACTATGAAGACAAGCACCATATTCGCGGCATGCGGCATCATATGCGGCCTGACGTCGGCTACGCTCGGCTTCGCCGGAAAACCATGGCAGGCCGGACTGTTCGGACTCGCCGCGGGCATCTGGAGCATCGCCACACTCCTCATGGACAGAAGGGGCGGCAATGACGACTGAATATCTCGGCGTCAAGCAGGTCGCCGACCGTCTCGGCATCACTCCGGGTGGACTGCTCAATTTGAAGCTGCCAGAGCCTGACGTGCTGATCGGACGCACGCGCGGCTGGCTCCCCGAGACCATTGACGAGTGGAACGCGAAGCGTCCCGGACGCGGCGTCGGCGGGGGAAGACCGAGGAAGAACAAGGCCTGAATACGCGAAAACCCAGCCACGTGAGCTGGGTTTTTCGACACTTCTGCCACTGCAATCATCGGTGACAGTCGATCATTTGTCAAGTTCGCCGGACGGTTTGGCCTTTTCGTCCGGCAGCTCGTCCACGGGTTCGCCGCTGATGGCGAGCCTGTAGACGCTGCTGTAGGTGATGCCCTCCGGCGTGACATCGAGCTTGCCGCGCCTGCGCCACACGTTGACGGTGTTGCGTTTGAGCGTGATCCCCGCGTCCGTGAACACCTTGGCTATCTCCGCCGCCGAACCTCGCTTGGAATCATCCCAACACAACGTCTCGAGCCTACGCAGTTTAACCGTCTGCGCTCGCTGTTCCCTCCCGCAGACCGGGCATGTCACCCACTGGTCTGCTGCCCCAGCGGTGAGCATGGTCTCGCATAGTTCGCAGGTTCCTATCTCGCGGCGTTGCTCCGGCGGGTCCAGCGCAGCATCGACTTTGCGTGCGATGCCGTCAACGACGTGCATGTAGAAGCCCGCGTCCGCGAACGTGGCGAGCCTGGGGTGTCCGGCGCATGCGATGAGCGTGGCCGTCAGATCCTCGTTGCGTTTGTCTTTGCGCCAGTCCAAGGCGTCGATGCCGTCGAGGCAACGCCATAGTTCACGGGCCGTGGCGTCGAGCATGTCGATCAGGTCGAGCACGTCCAAGCGTATCGGCGTCGGGGGAGTGGCCGTCTGGATGCGCACGGGCGAATGCCCTCCCGGATGCAGGGTCGCGTCCAACGAGTCGTGCAACGGCGTGACGTCGCGCGCCAGTCGCAGGAGCGTGCCGGCGAATCGCAGCTCGCACGCCGTGCACAGCGCGTACCCGTTTTCGATTATGGTGCTGCAGTTCTGGCAGTTCACGAAACCCCTCCACATCGGCTAAACTGGTTGCTTGCTGACATGCCCTCCGCCTTTGGTGGAGGGTTTCGTTTTATTTGCCTCGTCGTCGTATCCGCCGGTCCAGATTGGATGGGATTGGCGGTATTCCAGTGATTCGTTTATTTGCGTTGAATCAAATCAATGGTTCGATGAATTCCGGGGTGGAATCGTCCTTGTGGGGTGCGGACGTTTCCGGATGGGCGATGATGTACATGACCTCGTTCAGCGGCAGTCCGAGGAGCTTCGCCGTGTACTCGGGTGTCGCGGCCTTGCTCCGATGCCATTTGAGTATCAGCTCACGCTGGTTGTTCGTCGCGCTCACTTCACACCTCCCGTATGCGGGTCGATGAGCTGGCAGCTCATGGCATCGATACGGTTATTGGTGCGGGCTTCGATGCAGAGGCGTTTCACGTCGCCCGTGGTTTCGACCCGTTGGATGATGGTCTGTTCCGGTGCCGGGGTCGTAACCGCGTAGGCGGTGAGGCCGATGACGGCCAGCACCATCGCGACGATGACGGCGATGACGATGGTGAAGACGAGCCTGATGGTGGATTCCACCGACCAGCTTCCGCGCTTCATCGCGTGCCTCCGAGCACGCTAATGTAAAAATCGGTGGTGATTAATGTAATTTCTTTCATCTTGTCTCCTTGAGCACGTTGATGGAGCGGAAGAGTTCGGTGTTGAGTGTGGGGTTGCCGTTGGCGTCCGGTTTGATGACGGTGGCGAGATTGTCGGCGTCGGTGAGTGTCCACCGGCCGTTCTGTGTGAAGCAGGAGAGATAGCCGTCCAGTGTTTGGCCTCTCCTCGTGAGTCCGATGAACCGGTGCAGGTCAAGCTCTCCCGGCGTGGAATGCCGCCAGTCGATGCTTTCGCTCACGTTCATTCCTCCGGCTCCTGTGATTCGTTGTAGAAGTCTTTGGGAGTGATGGTCACGCTGATCTGGCATCCGGCGGCGAGCGCCGCGTCGATGATGTCGGTGAGGGTTGTGTTCTCGTTCATTGTTGTTCCTTCGTTTTCATGGCGTTGACGGCTGCGAGCGCCTTTTTGGCCGCGTGCAGCCATGCCTGTTTGGAGACTTCGCTGACTGCGTCCCAGTTGGTGATGCCGGGTGTTCCCTCGAAGAATCCTCGGGCGCAGGTCTCGATTTCTTCGTCTGTCGGCTCATTCGAGTTGAGATGGGTTTCTATGCTGATGGCCAGAGTGAGCGCTGCGTCATAGCCCGCCTGATATCCGATGACGAACGATTCGGCCGCTGACTCGTTGCCCAGTCCCGCGTCGGCGAGCGCCGCGAGGGCCTGTTGGATGAGGTCACTCATCGTCGTCCTCCACGATGGTCGGCATGCCGCTGGTCTCGTACATGGTTCTGGCCACCGCCTTGAGGTTCCGGATGGCCGTATCGGAGTATTGGCCGAGGTGCAGGATGCTCACGCCTTCCAGCACGCAGGCGCTCGCCAATGCTTCGGTGAGTTGGTCTTGTGTCCAGATTCGTGCCGTGTGGCTCATGCGGGTCTCCTTCGTGGGGTGCAGTGCTCGTGTGCCGGTTGGTCGTCCTCCATCCATTGGTCCTGGTTGTTGAGCCAGTGTTTGACGCATCGGGTGTGGTTGTCGGGCACGGGCTTGCGGCACAGGATGCAACGTGGCTTCATGGCCGGTCCTCCTTTTCTGCGAGCGCCGGCCCCGTCATGAGGGTGAGGTAGTGGCGGTATTCCGCGATGTCCCTGTCGAGGCAGTCGTGGACGCGGTGCGTGGGTTTCATGCGGTGCTGGTATGGGTCTTGGCCGCAGGCTTTGGCTGCGAGGCGCAGTGCGGTGACGTCCAGCATGCGGTAGTGCAGCAGTTCTCCGAAGCCCGTCATGCAGAAGCGTTCGACCATGGGCAGGTCGAAACGGCTGATGTTCGTGCCGGCCGGGTGCAGGACGTACGTGGTGGCCATGCCTTGGATGAACCGCAGGGCCTGTTCGGCGATGACCCTGGGTGAGTTGGCCAGCGGGTCGCAGGATTCGCATTGGGCGAGCAGACCGTTGTTCAGATGCAGTTCCAGGGCGGAGGGCTGCACGGTCAGCAGGGTCTCCCGGCCGATGTGCACCACGGCCTCGAACCGCCCGTATTCGTGCATGGCGTCCAGGCTGGTGCAGCGCAACCCGATCTCCAGTATCGAACACATGTTCGCATCGAGGCCGGTGGTCTCCACGTCCATCCATAGCAGGGCTTCGGGTTTCTCGGGGATCATAGCGTCTTCTCCTTTCCGGCGAGCGCCTGAACGATGGCTCCCTGGATGGTTCGGGTTTCCTCGCGGGTGAAGCCCTGCGGGATGATGATTGTCCTGGTGCTCACCGGTATGTCGGGAGGGATGAGCATGGTCACGCTGGTGCCGTCCTCTCGGGTGAAGTCCACGTTGTCGAGTTCGCCGGGCACGGTGACCGCGTAGGCGTTGATCATGAGTGTTCCTTTCTGCTGATTTATCGGTTGGTTTGCGGGTGGTTGGGCATTCCCTCGGGCGGCGGGCATGAGTGCCATTGGCCGTCGGTGTCGAGCAGTATCCAGCCGCGCCGGCAGCTGTACACGGGCACTTGGCTTGGCTCGGGGTCGTAGCTTTTGAGCAGGTAGCCCAATGCTCGGGCCTGTTCGGGGTGCCGGTGTATCCATCCGTGGCATCCGGTGCTGTTGTCCGTGCCGCACACGTCGATGACGTTCGAGGGGCTGTGCCGTTCGGGGTCGCCGTATGTCTGGCTGCGGCGTTTCCGGTGGTGGTGGCTGCTGCCGGGCCATTCGCCGCCGCGCAGGTATCGGTCGCAGACGATGCACCGGTTGTTTTCGCGGCCCTCCACGAGGCGCAGGGTCGCGGCTGTGGGTTGGTCGCTCATGCTTGATGCCTTTCGTTGATTTCCGTCACGAGCCGTTGCGCCACGGTTTCCGGCTCTTCGCCGGTTTTGACGTGGGCCCAGAACGTCTGTTCGACGCTGTCCGTCCACGAGCCTTCGGGGACTTGGCTGATGGCGTGGGTTTGGAGCCATTGGCGGGTGACGCCGCCCCATTCGGTGCGTTTCGGCACGCTTTGGAGCCATTGCGTGTATTGCCGGTTTTCGAGCCATTTGCGCATCGACGGCACGAACCGGTCGCCGTCCTGGCGCACGGTCTGGGCGTAGCGGATGACGGCGCCGAGCAGCTGGCTGGGCTCGGCCTGGGGCATGGTCGGGTCGCTGCCGCTGGTGACGGCCTGCCACAGGTTTTGGGCTTGGTCGCGGCTGCCGGTATGGCTCGGGTACCGCTCCCAGGCGAACGCGAACGGGTCGGCCTCGGCCGAGGCCTCGGCTTCGGCGAGGCTGGACACCGGCCTGGCGTGGCCGGATTCGGCCACGGCTTGGCTCGGCTCGGCGTTCGGTGCGGAGGGGGCTACAGGGGAGGTAAGGCTAGGTATGGTTAGGTTAGGACCGGTTGCTTCGTTTGCTTCGAAGCAATTGCTTCGTTTTGCTTCAGACGTTTGCTTCGGTTTTGCTTCACCGTTTGCTTCGTCTTTTGCTTCATGGTTTGCTTCGGTTTTGCTTCGTGGTTTGCTTGAAGCACTTGCTTCGTTTTGCTTCGAAGCATTTGCTTCGCGTTTGCTTCGCCGAGACTCGCCCGAAGCGACGCCGCCGGCATGCCCGGCCTTGGCTCTTTTCTCCTTGAGTTCGCTGCCGGAAGTGCCGCCGAATTTCATCAGGGTGTCGGCCTCGACCACCATCCACCGGCCGGCGGCGAGCGCCGGTTCGAGCATTCCCGCGGCCTCCAGTTCCGTCACCTGCCGTGCGTTGCCTTTCAGCGAGCGCACGACCGTGAGGTCGAATGCGCCGTCGAATGCGGGAAATCGCAGCTGGTACGCGGTGTGCACGCAGAGTCTGACCCATAGGCCCAACGCGGCGTTTGATACCGTGCCGGGCATGGTCTGCGGGCTGAAGTTGAGCCCGTCGTCTATCTGGGTCCATGTCATGGCTCACTCCGCCTCGTCGTCTTCGGGCAGGAAACACCCGTTGAGTGCCTTGTTTTCCTCGTCGCTGGTGGGGTATCCGAGGTCTTCGAGCGTGTGGTAGTAGGCTTGGGCGATGGTGATGTCGTCCTTGTCTGCCCACGTGCTGTGGTCGATGATGGCTTCCATTTGGGCGCACAGGATGAGCAGGAGCTCACGGTTCGCGGCCCCCTCCACGTTCTGGCGGCGATGCAGTTCCGCGAGGTTCGTTTCGCGCCACAGTCCCCTATCGCTCGTGTCGTCGCATGGCAGCGGCGTGGCGGCGAGCAGGTTGTATGCGTCGAGCACCCTCTCGTCGTTGTCCCACCTGCGGCTGGCGATGAGGCCAGAATAGCCGTCGGTGCCGGTCAGGACGAGCAGGCTCAAACGGGTGTTGGCTTTGCGCAGTTGTCCGCCGTTGAACCGGGTGGCGTGCTCCCTGATCCAGACGAGACGCAATTGCGCGGCATCATGCTCGAAGCGTTTCCGCCGGTCCAACCGTTCCTCGGCCAAGGCGTTCTCGCGTTCACGGGCCGCGTCCCTGGCATCGCGTTCGGCGATCTGCGCGGCGCTCATACGCGGGAACGCGTACACCGTGGTGTCGGCGACGCGCACCACGGGCCCGTCCGTCGGATGCTTCACCCGCCACTGCTTCCACCAGTCGGCCAGATCCTCGGGCCGGCCATGGAACACGTCACAGAACAGGCAGCCATCCGGCACCGACCACACCGAACCGGATTCAGGCTCCTCCACGACCACATGCAATTCACGCAACACGGCACGCACCGCCACACGCCACGCCTCGTCCTTCAACCGTTGACGCAGCTGATTGGCCTTCCACGCCCAATTGTTCGACCCGGCCTGCGAAGCCAGCTCCCTCATCATGTCGGGATGCTCCTCGAACTCCGCCAACTCATCCAACTGGGCCAGAGACAACTGCGCGAACGCCTTCGACCCAGAACGCACATCAGCCGGAATCCGAGCGATCCGCAACCGGCCACGCACGAACGACTCGCTACGACCCGTCTTCGACGCCAACTCACCCACGTTCACGCCCAGGTCAAGCAGACCCTGATACCCGTCAGCCTCCTCCAACGGCGTCAAATCGGAACGCTGGCAATTCTCCACCAGCATCAGCTCGCGTTCGGTCTTCGCATCCAACTCACGCACCACACACGGCACAGACTCCAAACCAGCCAACTTGCACGCCGCCAAACGACGATGACCGATCACCACACGAAACAGGCGCTCGCCGTGCTCCTCGTGGTCGGGTGTGACCACGAGCGCCTGCTGCAGGCCCTGTTCCTTGATGCTGTCGGCGAGTTCGGTGACATCGCCCACGTCCCTGCGGGGATTGTTCGGGTTCGGGATGAGGTTCTTTACGTTGATGTCGATGATGCTGATAGCCAACTGATCGGGTCACTGCTCCTTGATAGACGTGCTGAGATTCTGATGTGCGGGCAGGTGCGGCATGCGCTTCCTGCGACGGCGTTGGCGCTCATGCTCCAATTGCTGGCGTCCGTGCTTGCGTTTTGCCACGGTTCACCCCTCCTTGATCTCACCGGTATCCGGATCCACATCCCCACCCGAAGTGGGCAAATCACGCCACGGATCCAACAAACTGCGCTCGATATCCGCCTTCACCACGCGCTCGCGGGCCTCGACCGGATAGTTGATGAGGTCGTTGACCGCGTTGGCGGCGTCGAAGATGTGCTGCGAGAGATCGCAGGCGTCGTACAGGGCGTCGGTGATGGGGTCGATGTTCTTGTATTTCTCGATGTATTCGTCCTTGGTGGCCAGGTCGAGCATCTTGCTGGCCGCGATGCGGAACGCGGCCGCGGCGTCCTTCATGCGTGATGCCTTGGCTGTCAGGGCGAGCAGCATGAGCGGTGTGATTTCGTCGGGAATCAAGGCGTCCTGCACGCCATCGGTCTTTTTCTTTCGTGACATTGAATCTCCTTAGAATTCAGGGTCGGAATCGTTTGACGGGAAATCGGTGGAAGCGCCGAAGCCCGAGCCCGGCGTTGCGGGCATCGTTTGGGCCCACGGGTCGCCTTGCTGCACGCCCGGCTCCACAGGCGACGCGGGAGCCTGCGATTGCGCCGGTGCGGGAGCCGGTGACTGACTGTTCTGCCAGCCGTTCGCGGGCCCTCGGTTGGGGTCGCCGTACGTGCTGCCTCCCGCATAGCCGCCGCCCGCCTGCACGCGCGTGACCTGCGCCGTCGCACGGGTCAACGCGGGCCCGATCTCCTCCAACCGCATCTCGGTCACCGTGCGCTGCGAGCCGTCCTGCGCCTGATAGGAGCGTTGCAGCAACCGGCCCGAAGCGATGACCCTCATGCCCTTGGCCAGGGTGGCCACGATGTTCGACGCGAGCTTCTGCTTCTGGCTGTCCCATGCGGAGCAGTTCATGAACAGCGTGTCCCCGTCCTCCCACTGGTTCGATTGGCGGTTGAACTGGCGGGTGCTCGAAGCGATGGTCAGGTTCGCGACCGTGCTGCCGTTGCCCAGGGTGCGCAGTTCGGGGTCGCGCGTCAGGTTGCCGACGATCGTGAGCATGGTCTCGCCGGCCATCACGCCTCACCGTCCAACGCGCGCAGCAACTCCACCGCCGCGCCTCGCACCTCGTCCGCCAAATCGAACAGCTCCCAGTCGGCGTCGTCCATCACGCCGTCCGCGAGCATGGAAGCGGCTCCGTACGCCTCATGCGCGAGTTCACGTCGCGCATCGGCCAGCTCGGCCTCCACATCGGACGTCTTGGATTGTGCGGGCGGTGCCGGCGGCTGGGCGAAGGCGCGCACCAATATCACGTCGTTGGCCTTCAGCGCTTCGGCGAGCATCGCCTCCAACACTGGCAATGAGGGCTTGTTCGGCCCCGCGTCCAACGCCAGCAGCAGGCTCTCCGCCACATCCGCCGCATTGGATCGCTCCGGTTTTTCCTTGGTCTCACTCAATTCGGTTTTCCTCCTCTGTAATCGGCTTTGGACGCGTATTCCACCAGCGCGCTCACTTTCCTGTTTTGACGGTCCACGTCCACCTGCTCCGCGTAGGGCAGCAGGTAGATGTACGGGTTGGCCGTCTGGCTGTTGCGGTCGCATATCCTGTCCCAGAACTCCTCGATCAGGTCGGCCGGAGGCCATGACATGCCCTCATCGGTGATGGGGCACCACATCTCTATGCGGCCACTGTCTGCTGCTGGAGCCCGTTCTGTTCTCCCCAGGCGATCACCTCCCTGACCGGGTAGGCGACGCGGCGGGTATCGCGTTTGCGGTGCTCGCGTTTGCCGCCGAGCTTGACGAATTTCGGGCCTTCGCCCCGGTATCTCCATACGCCGAGCGTGCCCACGGTGGGCGAACCCCCGAAATAGGCGCTCACCTTGTCTGCCTTCCAGTAGGCGACGCCGTCCCGGACGATGTCGGGCGGAATCATGGCGCTCATGGTGTATCCTTTCCTTGTAGCTGTTTTGCTTCGCCCACGTTGCCGCGTGGGCTTTTTCTTTCCCGCAGGGGGAGTGGACCGTGCCGAATCGAACGGCTTCCCGCTGTTTGCCGCGCGTACATGACACCGCGCGATCTCCGGCGGGGGCGAACCTGCCGGCCCCGTGCGCCGCACCCGCTGGGGATGGGGTGCGACGCGAATGGTGTTAGCGACTGTCCTTGTCGATTGCCGGGAAGGAAGAAACCCGGCAAGCCTTTATTCGTCGACTCCCGCCTCGCTTGCCACGAGGCACAGGAGCCGCAGGGGGACTCCCAGGAACGCGACCAGCGAGCAGACGCCGTTGGCCAACGGGTACCGGCACGCCTCGTGGGTCATCACCCACGCCAGACATGCGGCGAACACGACGCCCCAGAAGACCAGCCGGCGCATGAACCGTTTCGACGGGCCTCCGTCCGCCGTGCGGAAACCACTGGCGTGACGCCCGTAATCCTTGGCGTTCATCGTTTTTCTCTTTTCGTGTAGGCCCTCCGCCGGTAGGCTTGGAACTGCGACATTCAAAACCGAAAACCAGCGAAGGGAAGAATCAATTGAATTGGACTGAACCATCCGTATTGGTCGCGATTGTGGCCCTCCCGGAGAAGGCGATTATGTGCGAGGACGGGTATGCCGACATCAGAATCACCTGGTCCCTTCCGGGTGAATCCGGGGAGCGTCATTCGGTGACGAAGCCGTCTCCTCAGTATCTGCACTGAACAGGGCGGCAAGCACATTATCGTCAATTCGCACGATTTTCCGATAGGAAATGATTTGCGGGCCGATTCCCGGGTATGTCTCGATACGCACCGGGTCGTCCGACATGTTCGCCAGAGTGTTTTCCGGTTCGTTGACGAGCGCGGCAAAACGGTGAATCTGATCATTGTTCATTGAACGTAGTTCCACGACGGAGATGTCATTGCCCATCACTTCACCTCTCCTTCGGCGAGCGCTGGAATAGTGTTCTCAGCAGCGAGCGTCGGAATCGCGATGCTGGGAGATATGAGGTCGCTCGCGGCGACAGCGAAATGCTTAGCGATTTGTTCTATCTCCTCCAAGGTGAAGGGGGATTTGTTCAGCAAACGACGCTTGAGCGTGGACAAGGGAATCTTCGTTGCTCCTGCGAGCGCTTCAATGCTTTCGCGGCGAGAACCAAGCAGCGCACGAATATTCGACACTGCAAGTTTGTTGAGACTTAAGTAGTTCATGTGAACTATTTATAGTTCAAGGAAACTACTCGTGTCAATTTTTGGACTATTTGGCGTGTCGGTGGAATAATCTAGTTCATGAAGAATATTTCGACTTTCGGTAAAGCAATGGCGCAGGTCATGAAAGGACGCATGGCATTTCATGGCGTGACGCAAGCGGAAATGGCTGCGGCAATTCAGCTCAGCCAGTCGCAGCTGTCGAAGATACTAAGAGCTGAGAGAACCATTGATCTCGAATCCTTTGAGGCGTTTTGTGAAGCGTTGGATGAGAATGCAGCAGATCTCGTTAAAGCCGGGGAGTTGATAGCTAGGAGAATCCAAAACAACTCGCCAGAGTCATTTGTGCCGGCGGCAACTCTCGTATTTGTCGAAGGCGATGAACGCCTAGATAAGCCAAAACCTGCACTCAACGGCGAGCGCCTTGTTGATGATGAGCAGGCGCGAATAGACGAAACACTCAAGAAACTCCATCGAGGAGACATGGACATCGTTGCCCTGGAAGACGAGCACAAGTATGACGGTGATGGGGACGAACCAGCGTAATTCCCTCGAATTCGAGGGAATCGGAAAAAAGGGGGGTCGATTTTGACCCTGTTTAAAGTCATCGAATTCGACACGTTTTAGAGAAAGAGGTTTTGAATCATGGATGATTCAAATAACCAGCAGGCCGAGATAGTCCTGTACCAGGCGGACGGGCGCAACGTGCCCGTGCAGGTGTCGTACTGGGGCGACACGTTCTGGATGCCACAGTCCGGCATGGCAGAATTGTTTGACACCAGCCAGCAGAACGTAAGTCTGCATCTGAAAAACATCTATGAAACGGGCGAGCTGCAGGAAGAATCAACTCACAAGGATTTCTTGTCAGTTCGACAAGAAGGCAGTCGCAACGTCAGACGCACCGTCGCCTTCTACAATCTCGATGCGATCATAGCGGTCGGCTACCGTGTCAACAGCAAGCAGGCCACCCAGTTCCGCATCTGGGCCACCGGCGTGCTCAGGGAATACGTCATCAAGGGGTTCGCCTTGAACGACGACATGCTCAAGAACGGGCGACCGTTCGGCCAGGACTACTTCCACGAACTGCTCCAACGTGTCCGCGACATCCGCGCCAGCGAGAAACGCTTCTACGTGCAGATCTGCGAGGTGTTCCAGGAAATCTGCACCGACTACGACAAGGACGCGCCCATCGTGCGCACCTTTTACAAGAACGTGCAGAACCGGTTCCACTACGCCGTCACCCAGCACACCGCACCCGAAATCATCCACGAACGCGCCGACGCCGGCAAGCCCCACATGGGACTCACCACATGGAAGGACGCGCCGGACGGGCGCATTCACTCGTCCGACGTGACCATCGCCAAGAACTATCTCAGCGAGGACGAGATCAACAAGCTCAACCGGCTGTCCAGCGGGTTCCTCGACATGATCGAAAGCCGCATCGAGAACATGCAGACCACCACCATGAGCGAATGCCTGCAACTCGTCAACACCTACATCCAACTGACCGGAGGCCCGCTCATGCCCGACATCGGCAAGGTCACCCGCAAACAGGCCGACGTGAAAGCCCGGGCCGAACTCGCACGATACAACCAGTCAAGCCCCGACCAATTGTCCGACTTCGAGAAGTTCGCCAGAGGATTGGACCAGAAATGACCGGCCTGCCGTTGTCGCCGCGCATGAGCTACGGGCAGATGCGCATGGCCCTGTACACTGTCGCACCCGACCTGCACGTGGCCAGCGCCCGCCTGCCCGGCAAGCTCGACGGCCTATACTGCCTCGCCACGAACACGGTGCTCATCGACCGGCGCATCACCTACACGCGCAAACGCTGCGCCCTCGTCCACGAGCTCGTCCACTGGCAACACGGAGACGACACCAGCAACGGTTGCCGCGGCGGCAAACTCGAGCAGCGCTGCCGACGTGAGACCGCCATGCTGCTTATCAACCCATCCGAATACGCATTGGCCGAGCGCATATACGGCGGTAACCCATATCAGATGGCCGCCGAACTCAACGTGACCGTACAAGTCATAGAAGATTACAAGAACTGGCTGCACGACAGTGTGGCCGCCTAGAAGAAAGAAGAGAACCGTGACCGAGCCAACCCCCATGCAGGCACAGCAGCCGCCGGCAACGCAGGATAGCCAGCCCGCAGCAGCACCATCCGCGCCAACGCCGGCACCGAAGAAGAAGCTCCCAACGGCGGCCGTCATCGCCATCGCCGCAGCCATAGGACTGGTCGTGGGACTAGCCGGCGGACTCGGAGGCATGTACCTGTACGCCACGCCCATCATCAACCAGCAGAAGTCGGACATCCAAGACCTCAATACATCATTGGACTCCGTCAAAGCGCAGCTAGCCGACGCGAACGAAAAACTCAACCCCCAGGAAGATCCCAACGACACGGGATCCAACACCGACGCTTCGGGCACGGGGGAGACCGCCGTCAGCGGCGGCGTCGAAATGAAGGTCCTCGAAGCCGGCGAACAGCCCACCATCAGCTTCGACACATGCGGCGACGGATGCAGCAACGGCCAATACGGGCCAAAGACACCGGACGCGAACACCAAGTACTGGGTGGCCAAGGTGGAGGTCACGAACAACACCAGCAGTCCGATGGACATCACCTGCAGCTACCCCTATGAGATAGTCGCGTTGAACTCGAAGAACCAGAAATACACGCCCATCAAGAATCTGTATCAGGTCGAAGGCAACCCCGAGTGCAACGCCCAGCTCCAGCCGGGATTGACCAGCACGGTCACCTATCCGTTCCAGGTTCCATTGGACGCGAAGATGGTTGCCATAGCATTCCGCGACGTCGGAGACGTGTATTCCGGCACCGGCGGGGAGGACAACTACTCCTATATAGTCACCGACCCGAATTACGTGGTCAATCGATAGAAAAAGAATTGCCCTGTCGATCTGGAACATCGGCAGGGCGTGTGAAACATCGACCAGCTTGCTTATCAGAAAGGAGGACGCTTCGCCTCCCATCCTACACGGGGCGAAGCCATACCCGAAAATGCTAGTTAATCATGCGTGCACGGGAGTAACGTCACGTCCCGTGAAATACCGGGAGTGCGTGGTACGAATAGCGTCGAACGACTCGGAACCGATGACGGCCAGCTCCCAATCGCCAAGATGCTTGCCCATGTCCTTGCGGAAATCGGGGTCGGAGATCGCGTTCGCGTACCCGTTTGGGCCGGGGTATTCGCGCACGATCCTGTCACCGGTCTTCCGGTTGTACCGGATTACCATTCCGACCATGTTCGCCTCCCAATTTGAGCATCAGACTACCAGTATTATTAGCGATTTTTATTATCTTCTCAAGTTCCTGAGGATTCGGCGCATGATAATACTCCGTCAGATGGCGCATCATCTTGGTCACATTATCGAGGATATCCCCGACTGCGATTTCCTGTTCCGAGTCAAGAGGCTCCAGGCTTCTTATCCCATCGGATGTACCCTGAATCGCCTGAACAAGCTCCCTGCCCTTAGGGGAGTCGGGGTATTCTCCATACCTTATTTCTCTGCCATAACGGTCAGCTATCGCCTCATAGCAGTTGGCCCATGCGTCCTGCGGGAGAGTCCTAATTTGTATTTCTGCGAATATGCCGCGGGGAAGACCAGCGATGACGTGCACGGCCCTATATCCGCTATGAGGATGCTCCCTCATATCGGATATCTGGTGCTTGGGGAACAGCGAGGCAATGGCCTGAACCAGATCATTCTGCTGCTGGAGCGTCATACTGGCGGTGACCCTTGCGCCGATGATGTCATGGATCCGATACAAGGGTGTGCTGTCCTGCCGTATGAGCTTGTCCCTCAGGGTATCGACCGTTTTGACCCTGAAGGAGATTTCCGGCTGCTCGCCGATGATTCCGACATAGTCGATGCGGCCAAGCCTGTCCACCACATCGAGCAACACCCGCGAATACCAGACATAGACGGTCTGGTAGCTCAGTCCGGGAACTTCCTCGCCGCCTCGCACTATCTCGTCTCGGAGTGCCTTGATGCTTGCTCCGGTCCACGGTTTCGGCGGCACTTTGAATTCATCGTCCATCCTTATCAGGATATATCGGAATAGAGGCACTCATGGCGAATGTCACCAGATACAAGACATCAAAAGGCGAAGCACGCTATCGCGTGAGGTATCGCAAGCCGGATGGAACGCAGACCGACAAGCGTGGGTTCAAGAGAAAAATCGATGCGGAGAACTGGGCGGCCGAGCACGTCACCATCGCCAAGGCAACCAACAGCTACGTGGATCCGGAAGGCGGCAAACGGCTCGTCGGAGACCTGTATGAGCAGTGGCTGAAGGAAAAATGGCCGTTTTGGAAGGAAACCACACGGGTCAACGCCACCGACTCATGGAGGCTCTACTGCGAGGAGCGTTGGACCGATCGTCGAATCGGCACCATCACCCGCGCCGAGGTCCAGGCGTGGATCAGCGACATCATCGAGAACTCGGGCGCTCCATCCGTGAGCCGCCCGTACCAGACCATGCTCGGCATCTGCCGCATGGCCGTGCGGGACAAGCTCATACTCGACAATCCCTGTGAAAACGTCGAGCTCCCCAAACTGCCGAGGCGCAAGAGCCGTCGCGTGTACCTGACCATATCCCGGCTGCTCGCATTCGCCGACGAATGCGCCAGGGGAAAGCATCTGGGAGCGGAGCGGCGAGCGCTCGTGCTGACATTGGGCTTCTGCGGGTTGCGCTGGGGCGAGGCGGCGGCGTTGAAGGCCCGTGACCTGGACTTCGGTCGGGGAGTGCTGCATGTGGGCGGCAACCTCGTGTACGTCGGGGCACGATGGGTCGAGGGCACTCCGAAGAACAGCGAGGAACGCGACGTGCCCGTGCCTCTTATCGTCATGGAGGCGCTGAAACCGATATGCGGGGAACGCGGGCCGGACGAAAGGGTGTTTCGTGATCTGCGGGGCGGCCCGATCATGAAGCAGAGCACGGCGAAGACGACCGGCTGGTGGTATCACGCGCTGGTGCGCCTGGGCTGGCCGAAGGAGGAATGGCCCACGCCTCATGACCTGCGCCATACCGCGGCATCGCTGGCCGTGCACGCGGGCGCGAACGTCAAGGCCTTACAGAGGATGCTGGGCCACAAGAACGCGAGCATGACGTTGGATGTGTACGCGGATCTGTTCGACAGCGATTTGATGGATGTTGCCCGTATGCTCGATGCTGCGGTGCAGGTGGAGACGGGCATGGAAAAATGTGGGCAAAATGTGGGCAAAAACATTTTGGAGCCCGTATGA